GAATCAATTTTAGTGGATGGTATATATGAAGATCGTAGTATTAAGCACTGACACAGAACATTATTTGCTGCAATGGTGGCTTCCACACCATGCTTCTAAATTTGATCTTGGTGTCATTTTAGATTTTAATTACGAAGAAGATTCAGAAGATAACACATATGAGTTGTATGAAAAGCATGTTCCGCATTGGAGATACTTCAAGGTAAAACAAAAAGAAGTTTCAACTTTTCTTTGGGATGTTGTGATAGAAAAAGTTGAGAAAGATCTCCTCAAAGAATTTCCAGGAGCTTGGATAACAACATTAAATGCGACTGAATTTTTAATTGGTAACTTAAAGATTCTAGATGAAATAAAAGAACAAAAACAAATTTTGATACCTTGTCACCTAATGGTTGATTCAGTTGAAAATGAAGGTAAAGAAATAGATCGAGAAATACCAATTTTTAAACAACGAAGTTATGGCGTACATTATAATAATGACTTCCCACATCCGCATCATGGAAAATCTATAGACTTATATAATAAACAAAAACCAGAAAATGTTATCCTTAATACACGTTGGATGAGAAGCATTCATAACTATGGTGTTGGTTATTTGACATCATCCATATATTCTGTTGGTAGGCATTTTTGGGATATGAATAAAGTCACTGATAAACTTGCCATCTGCCATATGAATCTATCTCCATACAATGAAACTTTCTTACAAAGGAAAATGAACATTCAAAGAAGACTAACAACCCATGATCATGGAGCTGAAAGAGGTATACACCATAGAGTTAATAGAGAAAAACTTTTAGCGCATAAAAGATTTTATGATCAACTTACAATTGATTTGTCCCAGCAAATAAACAGATTGGAGAGTTTATAATGAGAGCATGTATTGCTTCATACTATATGGGAAATATAGAAGAAAAAACTGTCAAACTTCAAAATGAAGTGGTAAGGAAATATAATAAATCAAATGTTCCTCATTATTGCATGAAAGGGCAAATGCGTCATGGACACTTTATTGATTTCTTTTGGAAAATGAATGGCGTCAATACCCAAGGAATGGATGAGGTCGCTGTTCCAGATAATTTGAAAATCGATTACGATGTTGTTGTGTTTATTGATATCGATGCCATTCCTTTACACGAAGAAGCTATAGATTATTTGATTGATAAGGCAGAACAAGGTATAATTATCGGTAACATTCAAAGATCTGGTCATATTGATAATGATAATCATTTGTTTGTTGCGCCATCAGCGATGGCTATTTCAAGAGAAACTTTCAGAAAAATCGGAGCGCCTTCTGCCGTTGAAACTGCAAGATCGGATGTAATGGAAGAATACACTTGGGAAGCCGAGAGAGTTGGTGGAATTAAGATAGAATATTTTCTACCAGCGAGATTTGATAGACCACCATACAGATATCAGTGGGAAAAAGATCAACGTCCATTTTGGACATTAGAACATGGGCTGCCAAATTATGGCATTGGAACAACCTATGAGTGTGATGGTTATGGTGATTTTTTCTATCACAATTTTCAAATTAGAGAGGGGCAGCATACTGAATTGTTTTGGAATCATTGCGAAACTGAACTGCAAAAATAGGAGTTATTATGAAAGAACAAAAGCAAAGACTTAGAATTAATCTTCCAAAATCAACGAAGATCCAGTCTTCTCTGCGTCAAATTTACGATCCAATCGAGAATCCTAGAGAGCTTCTTCGTATGTGTGCTCGCGCGCATGAGAATGCATTCTATAGTAAAACCAAAAGAACAGCGGAAACTGGGCAGGAAGAATAGCAATAAAGTTTGACGAGAAACTTAAAAGGAGTATAATATGTCTAAGATTATGGTATTGAAATTCATCACTGGTGAAGAAGTGATTGCTGATGTTGTAAATCAAACGAATGAGTTCTATGAGCTTGATGATGCGCTTGCTATTGTAATGCAGCCAACTCAAGATGGTAAGATCTCGACTGGGTTCCTTCCTTGGCTCTCAACCATCGAAGCGCCAGTAAAGGTAAAAGAATCCAGCATTATTTCTTCTGGAGAACCAGTCAAAGATCTGAAGGCTGCGTACCAGTCAATGTTCTCTAAGATTATCACCCCATCGAAAAATATTATTGTATGAGCATGTTCTACACGAACGTAGGATTGATTGGCGATAACATCCTTTTCCGTGGTGTAAAGGATGGTAAGCGAATCAAACAAAAGATTCGATACAAACCCAGACTGTGGGTCAATGGAACGGGTGATTCTACCTGGAGAACGTTGGAAGGTTATCAAGTTCAAGAGATGAAGTTCTCTAGTATTTATGATACCAGAGACTTCGTTAAACAATACGAAAATGTTGAGAATTTTAAGATCTACGGAATGACTCGGTATGATTATGCATTCATATCAGATTACTTTCCTGAAGATATTGATTGGAGTATAGATAATGTTCGCATCGCTTATCTTGATATCGAGGTTGGTTCTGAAAACGGATTTCCCCAACCATCTCTGGCGAATGAGGCGATCACTGCTATCTCGGTTCTTCTTGATGGTAAGATGTATGTTTTCGGATGCGGTGACTTTGATAACAAATTCGAGAACGTCGAATACATCAAGTGTTCTGATGAATATGAATTGATTGATGAGTTTCTTCATCGATGGTCTATTGACTATCCTGATGTTGTCACTGGTTGGAATACAAAGTTCTTTGATATTCCATATCTTGTAAACCGCATTCATCGTCTGTTTGGGTCTGATTCGAAACAAGCAACTGCGCTTTCTCCTTGGGGAAAGATCAATGCGTATGATGTCACGTTCAAGAACAAGAAAGAAACATGCTTTGAACTTCTAGGTATTTCAGATCTTGATTATTATGAACTGTATCGAAAGTATTCTGCTAATCCCAACCAAGAATCATACAAGTTAGATCATATCTGTTCTGTTGAACTTGGCGAGCGAAAACTAGATTACTCTGAGTATGCTAATCTACATCAGATGTATCGACTGGACTATCAGAAGTTCATCGAGTATAACATCAAAGACGTTGAGCTTGTTGGTAAACTTGAAGAGAAACTTCGACTCATTGAATTGGCATTGACGTTGGCATATGATGCCAAAGTGAATTATGAAGATGTATTCTCGCAGGTTCGCATGTGGGACGTCATCATCTATAATGCATTGAAGAAGAAGAAAGTTGTAATTCCGCCGAAGAACAAGAATCAAAAAGATCAACAATATGCTGGTGCGTATGTTAAAGATCCGATTGTTGGAATGCATGATTGGGTTGCAAGTTTCGACTTGAATTCTCTGTATCCTCATTTGATCATGATGTATAATCTCTCGCCTGAGACGTTGATTGATTATTCTGAGTATGACAATGACATTCATCAATTCATGAAACAAGGAATCAACATTGATTCGCTGTTGAAAGGAAAGATTGATACGAGTGTGTTGAAAGAGAAGAAGCTGACAATAACACCGAATGGTCAATTGTTCTCGATTCAAAGGCAAGGCTTCCTATCTGAACTGATGGAAACCATGTATGAAGATCGGGCGATGTATAAGAGAAAAGCAATCGAGGGGAAGAAACTTCTGCAAACAGAAACCGATCCAGCCAAAAGAAAAGAGTTAGAGAATCAAATATCGAAGTTCAACAATATTCAGTTGGCGAAAAAGGTAACTCTAAACTCAGCTTATGGTGCGATTGGTAACAATTACTTCCGCTTCTTTGATATTCGTATTGCTGAAGCGATCACGTTGTCTGGTCAGTTAGCGATCAAATGGATTGAAGAGAAACTCAATCAGCATCTGAACAAAGCATTGAAAACCAATGCTGACTATGTTATCGCTTCTGATACAGATTCAATCTATCTGAACCTTGGTCCGATGATTCGTAAGATAGTTCCGAACGAACCAAAGGAAAAGATTATCAACATGATGGATAAGTTTTGCGATCAAAACCTGCAACCATACATTGATAAGTCATATCAAGAATTGGCAACGTATGTAAATGCATATGCGCAGAAGATGATCATGAAGCGTGAA